CTGGAACAACAAGTGCCCCGAGTTTGAGTATTGGTGGCAATGCCGCGACAGCAACCAATCTCAGCACCAACAGAACCAACTGGTCCACGAATGGTGTGATCTCAGCTGTGGTCGGCCAGTTGGCGTGGAAGAACTACAACAACAACCACACGATCTTCGATGCTTCCAACTCTACGTCCCCAGCCGGAGGCGCGATCAGCAACACCAACGCTGAGGTCGCTTGGTCTTCAACCTACCCGACCCTGATGGGTTGGAATGGAGCCAACACGTATGGCGTTCGAGTGGACTCGGCGAGGATCGCTGATTCCGCTTCACAGCTTGGTGGACAAGGCATCTCATACTTCGAGAACCGCGACATCACTGCGGTCGGATTCGCGTCAGGAACACTGACTCTCACTCGCGCTGCGGGGAATCTCTCCGTCAGCCTCGACGGACGATACCTGACTGGAAACCAGACGATCTCACTGACGGGGGCTGTAACAGGATCTGGCACCACGTCCATCGCGACTACGCTCGCGAACTCGACTGTCACCTACGCGAAGATTCAGAACGTGGGCGTGGCAAGCGTGCTGGGTAACAGTAGTGCCTCGGTCTCGCAGGCTCCGCAGGAGATCACGTTCGGCAACCTGAACAACCTCCTGTCTGGTGCGGCCAAGGCGTGGGTCACGTTCAACGAGAACCCGTCCACCGGAGCGATCACGATCAACGCCAGCTTCAACGTCTCCAGTATAACGCGCATCAACTACGGGCAGTATCGGGTCAACTTCTCAACAGCGTTTGGCGATGCCAACTATGCTATTTCTGGAACTATTGGATTTGAGTCGAACGGAGGATACCTCTACGGCGGATTCCTAAACGTAGCCCGTAGTGCAACCCCGAAAACCACCACCTACTGTGAGGTCACCGCCAGTTACGGCGACGGCAACACATACAACGCACGCTATGTCCACGTTGTTATCGACCGATAAGCCATGAAAGTCATTGTGTTCAACGGCGATTCTGGGAGTGCCCAGATACTCACGCCAAACTATCCAAAAGGCATAACCCCTAAAGAGGAGGCGCAGTTATTGAGTCGTCTTCAGGTTACCGATGTGATGCCGCTTCCAGATGGCAGCCAGCGTCCGTCGTTCGTCAAGGAGGTTGATTCTCCTGAGATCACTCGCATGTCGATGCTGTATTCGTCTTGGAAGGTGTCAGATTCTGGAGACGTCTACTGGAATGCTGATGCTGGGCGAGAGATCAAGAGAGGCGTGTTCCGCGCCCTACGGAAGCCGCTGCTCGAAAAGCTCGACGTGCAGTTCATGAGGGCTCTGGAAGACGGGGACGCCGCGACCATTGCCGCGATCGCCGCCAAGAAGAAGACTCTGCGCGACGTTACGTTGATCGATCTCTCGCAGTACGATACCCCTGAGACACTGAACGCCTTCACACCCGAAGTGCTGAAAGAAAACTGATATGCAATCCAACTACCGCCAGATCCAACCGGCCCCCGTGCTGGACAAAACCGCCAACGCCATCGCCATCCCGTACGTCAATGTGCAGCTGTTCCAGTCCTGCACAGCCCAGTACGAGGTGCGCCAGATCACCGAGATCCCACCCCTCCCAGACGGTCAGGTGCTACCTCCGATGTGGGGTCCGGTCCTGATGAACGGCAGCATCACTCTATCCGGCGATGACTACACGTCATGGGGCACTGACGACAACTTCCTGTATGAGAAGATTGCCGAGAAGCTGGGTCTGACGCTGATCCCGCTGCCGATCGCTTGACACAATGATAGCGGTGTTGTACACCTAAATCCGAATGGCTAACACCACTGATATCGTCGCGAAGATCAACGCCGAGCGTGAGCTTGTTCTGAGCAACATCCAGCAGCTGGAGCAGAACATCAACATCCTGACCCAGCAGTTGAATCAAGCGCAACAGAACCTCGTCGCCTCCAAGGGCGCTGTCATCGGTTTCGACCGCCTTCTCGCTACATTCGCTCCCCCGGTCCCCGCTGGGACCGAGCCCGTCCTCAGTGAACCCACTGACCCGGCTACCAACTAACAGGGAACAACCCTGACACACGGCCCATCCTCGAAAGGGGGTGGGCCTTTTCATTTAGCGACTCCCGCTTGCTGCTGGAGTGTGCGCGGAGTACCACCGTGAGCATGAGTTCGCCGATTACAGGCAGCAGTTTTACTATAGCGACGCTTGGAGAGAGCTTTTGCAACCGGATCACCAATCTTCTGGCGCTGTCGTCCAAGATGAAGCTGTGGTTCGACTGGGCTTTTGACAGTGCTGGCAACGCTACATCTGACTTCAAGTCGATGTTTCTTCCTCCCCCCAATGTCATCATGCCGTTTTACATGTCGGACACGGAGGCTGCTGTTAAAACCGCTGTCGAGGCGCTCAACAAACCGACCGGAGACACTGGGCTTGCGTTCTGGAGGCTCTGCGACGGAACCAATGGCACTCCCGATCTGCGTGGCCGCGTGATTTCTGGTGCTGGTGCTGGGGTTTCGCTGACACAGCGCAACAACGGAGACATTTTTGGCTCAGAAAAAGTCACCCTCGCCTCAAATCAAGTGCCTGTTCAGCCTCATTTTCACGGTGTTGGACGACGTGCCGCGGGTGGCTCGATCGATGCTGGCAACAACGACTTCGACTTCATCATGCGCCAGTGGACACTTCCTGGAAATTACCACTACAACGAGCTTCAGGGTGACGGAAGTCTATCTGGCAACGGAAACTTCTCAAATACCGGCAATGCGGCCACCACTGGTCTCATCGCTGACGGTGAGGCTGCGGCCCCTGCTGCTGGTGTTTCTGTGTTTCAGCCCTCGATGGCCATCTGGTTCATCATGCGAACCACTCGAACTGTATGAAGAGACTTGGAGGCGTTAGAGAGACCGGTATTCAGCTGAATGCTGTATCACTGGATCTGCGATCCCCTGCTGGAAAGACCAGCGAGGGGTACTTTCGCCTTGTCGTCAACGCTATCAGCGACCGGGAGGGGCGGATGAGGCGTCTCGGTGGCTGGAGGCCGCTTGCGCTAGGGGCTCTTCCTGCAGGAAACGAGGATCTTCACGACCAGCTTCTGACCAACACGGTGTCTCCGAGCGTGATCAGCGGTACGGCGGTGATCTCGGTTGTTGGTGCTACCGTTGCGGTTCAAAACCCGGGATCAGTAGTGGCTCCGACAGTTACGGTTTCATTCACTGGAGGAACCGTTTTTGCCTACATCCCGATCATCTCCAACTTCCCGACGATTTCGATCGTCCCTCCGGATGTTCATTCGTTCGTTCCGTGGACTGGCTATCTGTGGCGCGTGTCTACACGTACCACAGCTGCTGTAACAACCAGTTCTCCAGGATACGTTGATCTCCAGTACAACTCTATCCAGGCTGGAGGCAATCAGACCGTGCGAATGTACTCAAACACGAACGCTGCAGCGGGCCAGAACGTGTTTGCGTACGGGTGTGCGCCATCTGACGCGATCAATTTCACCGACGCTGGTGTTTCAGACAAGCTGATGGTCTGGAACTTAACAGCCCAAGACAGTAGCCTGCTTCCGCCCACCAACACTCAAATCGTTTGTGAATGAGCGCACCTGAGTACATTACTTTTCTAGCCCACATGCGTGGCGAAAGCGGAGACACTCGTCTCTTGGCTGGAACGCGCTCTCGCCTCTACTCAAACACCGGTCTTGACGGAAACTGGCGTCTGCTGATTGGTGGTTTGGGCGGTGAAGTGCCGGCTGCTGGTGTTCCAGAGACGCGGTGGAAGCACGCCCAGATGGGTGGCATCACGATTTTCACCAACGGTATGGATCAGCCATACTGGTGGTCATGGGAGAAGCCTGCAGACTCAAACACTGGCTACTCCGCAGAGCTTCTGGACGACTTCGTGGCCATGGATATCACCACGGTGCGGTCCATTGGCGCTTGGCGCGGGTTTGTCTTCGTTGGAAACGTCATCAGCGAGGGCGCTGTCTACCAGAACCGCGTATTCTGGTCTGACTTCAATGATCCGCTGAGTTTTGTGCCCGGACCTGAGTCTTTGGCTGGCTACATCGACCTCGGTGAGGACGAGCGTGTGCTTGCAATGGCTCCTCTTGGAGCGCAGTTCCGCGTCTACACCGACAAGGCCATCTACAACGTGGACTTGGTGGGCGGGGATGAGGTTTTTAATTTCCGCGAGGTTTATCGAGGCCCTCAAGTACTGCGGTTCGAGAACAGCTTGGTGAATCTGGGTGAACTGCACGTCTACGGAGGAGAAGACACGATCTACGTCATCGGCGAGTTTGATCGCAGCCCGAGAATCCTCGACTGGCTGTACCGTGCGTGCGGTGCGATCTACAACGGCGTCAGTGCCGACTATCTTGGCGGCGTCACCACCTCTTCGTTCCCTGCTTTCGGCCCAATCAACCGCGGCGCATGTCACTTGCTGGTTGGTGGCTACGATGAGGCCGAGCGGATGGTGTGGTTCTCGTGGGCTCCTGACGCTGAGACGGTTCCTTCCAAGTCGCTGGTCCTTCAGATGGACATTGGCAAGGCCTGCTTGGTTGAGTCTGGTTTCACCTCGTTCGTTTCGCACCTGCCCAGCTATCAAGCCAATGTGAGGCGGTGGTTGGCTGACATCGGGGCGTGCCTTCCAGAACCGCTGCCGGGTGAGGGCAACCCGCTTCCGATCACGTTCGTTCCGGACACCAGCCTGACCTGCATTCGCAACACCACCGAGGACTACACGCTTCCGCCAAGCCCAACCGGTTCTCTGTGCGCCAAGATGGACGCGAATCCCAGCTTGGAGCCGGACTGCACCCCCTGTGGCAACGGCTACAAGTTCATCATGGCCTCCTCTCAGGACAAGTGCCTGAAAGAGTACACGCCTGATGTCTATGCCAGAACCTATTGCACCACTGATCCCAACAATCGGTCTGGTCTGGCGTGGACTACTACGAACCATCCGACAACCGTGGTGAGCTACGCGGACTATGGCTACACCACTCTTCTCCAGACAGACTCTCAGGACATGGGGACGCCGAATAACAAGACGATCTCACGCATCGCTGTTGAGTATGACGCCCCAGACGTGCCTGACATCAACGCTGCGTTACTGCATGTAGACATTGGGTATGGCTCCCAGCCTCACCGGCTGATCTGGCAGACCTCAAACCCTCGAAAGATCGACCGCTTGTCTTCGCAAACTGAGAGCCAGATGGCGACCAACAACATTCGGCCGAATCGCATCGCGACGTACCAGTTCTTCAGGACTGGGTCTCAGATTGGGTTCCGGTTGATGATCGCAAACTCAAGCCGAAACCCTGTGATTGGAGGTTCAAGCAATCTCAATGAGATGAGTGTCTCAATGAGGTCGTCGCACGGAGACTATTTCTAGCATCAACACCGCTTCGGCGGTTCACTAACTCAAAGAACAGGACACGCTATGGCTATTTCAAATCTCGGTGGAATCATCGGGGCATTCACTGGCTCCAAGATGGAGCGGATGAACAAGAATCAGGGTCTCCAGAGCCAGATCGACACGTCTGTTGGCGGCATGGACAAGTATCGTCAAGAGGCGGACACCGCTCTTGGCAATTACACTGCCGCGAACCGAACCGCGATTGGCGAGGTCGGCCGACTCAACAAGCAGACCGAGGGTGAAACCAACCAGATGCTTGGCGGTCTTCGTCAGGCCAGCTTCATGGGTGACCGCGAGCGTGCCCGAGAAGGCGACCTCGGTGCGCTTCAAGGATTTCTTGGTCAGCTGGGTGGTGGAATGTCCAAGGCCGACAAGATGGCCGCTTCCCGATTGGGCTATGCTGGCAAGGCTTCTGGCACCTACATGGACAAGCAGCGTGCCGGCTATGTTGGAGCGTTTGGTGCGCCTATCGCCCAGCAGATCTTTGGTGGCCTCAATCAGGCTGCCTCTGGTGCGGGCGCTGAGCGTGGCGCGAACGTCGGCCAGCAGATGGGTCTGATGCAGTACCGCAACCAGCTGCCGATGAACGTGGCCCAGATGGAGCTCAACCCACTGCAGGCTCGTCAGCAGGCTCGTCAGTCCGAGATCGGACAGCTGGGTGGTCTGTCTGACGTGAACAACTCGAACTTCGCTGGCTTCCAGGAGAAGCAGAACAAGTGGGCCAAGCTGGGTAGTGCTCTTGATTCGAGTGTCAACAGCGCCATCGACACCGGCATGAGCCTGTACAGCGGCGGAATGCTCGGCAGTGGCGGCATGCTTGGCGGCCTGATGGGTGGTCTCGGTGTACAGGGTCGCCAGCAGCAGGCTCCCACTCCGATGCCAGCTTATGGCTACCCGCAGCCGGCCTATGGTTACGGCAATCCGATGATGTACGGAATGCCGATGTACGGCCGCCCCTACTGATCAACCCTGAACAACAATCAGACCTAATAAATTTATGGCAGACGCTTATGGATCGACGTTGGACTCGCTGATGGCGAACAAGGTGGCTCAACAGTCCGCTCAGCAGGCCGAGGCAAACTCGTACCGCAACTTCCTCAATCAGGTGTCGAACACCAACCTGCGACGCCGGGAAGGCGAGGCGCTCGACCGTCGTGGCATGGAGGAGTTGGGGATCAACCGCATGAACGTGTCCGGCCTGAACGACTATCGTCGTGGACAGGTCGACATCGGCATGGAGGACGCCCGCACTCGTCGGTACGAGGGAGAGACCGGCCGTGAAAACGTCGGCGGTTTGAACCGGCTCCGTGAGGGTCAGGTTGAAATCGGTAGGACCGATGCCGGAAGCCGTCGACTCGACACCGAGAGCATGGGTCAGTACCGAACTGGTTTGACCCAGAATGAGGCCAATCGGATTCAGTCTGGTGAGCGGCTTGGAATGCGTGGGTTCGACACGTCTGAGCGGAATGTTGGTCGTCAATCTCAAGCTCTCGAGTACGGTGCTGAGGCTGGTGTCCGAAGCACTGGCATCCAAGCTGGTGCAAACATGTTCGACTCGTCTAACCGGCTTGAGGCAGCGCAACTGCAGTACGACAGGCTCCCGCGTGCTGAACAGC